CGGGCTGAGCGACTACAATGTCTCCCCGACATTCGTCGGTAGCGCGGCACCGAAGCCGAGGATCTTTCTGCAATTCAAGGCAGCGCTCGTCGACACGTGTGGGCTTTCAATTAAAAACAACACCACCGGGGATGAGATAATCGTGACCAGGCCCTCGGGGTGGGGCAACGGAGATATTCTGGAGATAGACTGCCGGCTCAAGACGGTGAAGTACGCCGGCTATGAGGCAGCCTTTTACAAAATGTTCCCGTCGTTCCAGATCGGGGTGAATAGCCTGACCTTCAAGACGGTCGACATCATCGACCAGCAATCCTACGAGTGGGGGACAGGAATCAATAACAAGGTCTATGGGGGGGGCCACCTCGCTGCCCAGAGTTTCATGGTGCCTTACACCGACAAAACATACCGGCGACTTTTTCTGAAGGTGATGAAACAGGGGACACTGGCGAAGAATCTCCTGGCAAGCATCCAGACCGACAACGGAGGAGTACCGTCCGGGGACGTAGTCACCAACGCCACGTTCTCGTTCCCACACGCAACGATAGTAGACTACGCGTGGCAAGACGCCACCTCGCCGGCAAACTTCACGCTCGCCGCGAACACGAAATACTGGATCGTTTCCGACGTCCAGGACGGCGGCGGGGACTCGAGCCACTACTACCAATGGCTCTCGGTCGGCGGAACAGAGGCCACCTACAAGAAAGGAAACGTGGCCACTACGATAAACGGGGCGGACGTTCCACCGGACTGGACAGACGTGCCGGACCAGGATCTGACTTTCAGGCTGGCCTACGGCGGGTACGGGGCGCAGAACGCCGACGTCAACATTAGATACTACAAGCAATACCTATAAAATGGCGAAAAGAATCTCAATAAAAGTTTACAGGCCGGACCGGACGTTCCTCAAAGAGTGGGACAACGCGAGGTTCTACGGGTTCGAAAAGGAGATCAATGGAGGGCTGAGCTCGTGCGAGCTGGCCCTCGGCGAGAAGTTCGACTACCAGGGGGGCGAGCTGGCCCTCGGGAACGAAGTCGATATTTTAATAACGGACAACGAGGCATCAAACCTCCTGGTCTACTCGGGATACATCTCGAACTACGAGCCGTGGGTGGAGGAAGGAAAGGAGGGGATAAAAATATACCTCCTCGGCCACTACACGAAGCTGGCGGCGGACATTCTGAAAAGCGGGACGCAGACGACGCTCTACACCAAGACCACGGACGGCCTGACGACGGTCTCCGGGGACATCTCGGCGGCCGAGGTGGCCGACGTGATCAAGGCCGTGCTGGACAGGTACCGGGCCGAGACCAAGAACCCCAAGATTTTATACTTCAAAAGCACGATCGAGGACACTGGCAACGACATGGAATACATCCTCGAGCAGAAGACGTACCGGGAGGCCCTGAACAAGGCGATAACCGTGACCCCGGCCGGGTGGTTCTGGTACATCGACGAGTCCGGGATTTTCTACCTCAAGCAGAAGCCGACCACCCCGACCCACACGTTCGTATTTGGCAAGCACTTCAGCCAGGTCCGGGTGGAGAGGAGCATGGAGAAGATCAAGAACGTCTTCCTTTTCTGGAACGGCGAAACCGGCGTGGGAAAGATCTACAAGTCGTACCAGGACGAGGCCTCGGTCAAAGAACACGGCAGGAGGGTAGAGAAGTACTACGACTGGAAGGTCAGCAGCGAGGGGACGGCCGACAACATAGCGGCCAGGTTCCTGGGGATGGCCAAGGACCCGGACGTCAAGGTAATCTGCGAGATCGTCGACAACAGCCTGGACGCGGTCAACGGGTACGACATAGAGAGCGTGCAACCCGGGGACACGTGCATTTTCAAGGGCTTCGATCAGCAGTTCGCCGAGATTTTCAACGAAAATATGATGATAACAAAAGTCGATTACCGCCTCGACAGGATCGTCCTGACCATAGAGCCGACAAAAGCCGGCGTCGTGGAATGGACCGAGGAGATCCAGAAGCAGAACGACGAGTTCTACTCCCGCGAGGCACCGGAAACATACGACGAATAACATGCAAATAGATTTTCTACAATACGGCGCCCTCGGACTGGCAGCGTTCCTGGCCTGGATTCTGTGGAAGGTGATCACCAACCACGAGAAGCACTTCATCGACATCTGCCAGGAGCAGACCAGGGCCACAAAGGAGAACACCAAGGCCCTGACACAGCTCCAGGGAATCATCCAAAGGGACAACCCGAAGTCATAATTTTAATACTTGAAAAATAAAGTTCTTTTTAAGGAGGTTCGAATTGTTAGGATGGTATTGCCTGAAACACAAGCGATTCTTAAAAGAAAGGAAGGTGAAGTATTACTGCCCGAAGTGCGATGAAAGGATGCTATTCTGCCCTACTGACGGAGGCTGGGTCTGCCAATGCGGATATACAGAAAATAAAGTCTGGGAGGTGGGACTCGAACCCACGCAGGACTCGAACCTGCAACCTCGTCCAAAAGAACCTTCAAAGTAGTGGGGCTGAAATCTATCAGGAGAGTAAGCCCCGCCAAAATCACATGAAATGGACAATTAAAAAAATAATCAAAGCGTTAAAGTCGATCAAAAAGATTGCCACATTTCCGTTCCGGCCAAGGAGTGCGAAGAACGAGGTGTGGAAAAAAATCAAGAAATAAGCATGACGATACAGAAGATAATAAAAAGGATCCTCTCGGTCGTAGGCAAGGGCAGGCAGGGGACCGGGGCCAACCCGGACAGCAGGCTGGAGGAAGATAAACTGAAGGACTACCTTTTCGTGGAAACGGTGGCCACGGCGAACCCGGTCCAATGGGAGAAGAAGGACGAGATCGAGTGGCGCAAGTTCCCGATATTCTCCCAGGACGGATCCGGTAGCTGCGTGGCCCAGACGATGGCCAAGCTCCTCGGCATTTTGTACTGGCTGAAGAACCAGGCGTACGTCCACTTTTCGGCAACGCACATCTACAAGAGGAGGGCCAACAGGCCGGCTTTCGGCATGGCCGGGATAGACGCGTTCAATATAGCGCGCCAAGGCGTGACCCTGGAGGAGCTCGTCCCGTCGCAGGGGATGACTGACCATGAGATGGACTGGACCGAGATCCAGCAATACAAGAAAGACGTCGGCGAAGTCTTCAGGATAGGCAACTTCCTGACGCTCCCAACGAAGGATATCGAGACAGTGGCCTCCGTGATCCAGACGACCGGCAAGGCCGTGATGGTCTGGTTTTACTGGAAGGCGGACGAGTGGACCAAGACCCCGGAGATAAAGCACCCGGGGCTCGACTTCCTGTCGGCCAGCAAGCACTCGGTGACGGCGACGGACTTCTTCCTGAAGGACGGAAAAAAGTGCCTGCTGATCGAGGACTCGTGGGGAGGAAGGTACGGCTACTCAGGCCGGAGGATCATAACCGAGGACTTTTACAAGGAGCGGAACTTCTTCGCGGCCTACCCGATGAACTTCAGATTTGACGAGGGCGGAGACAAACCGAAGTACCGGTTCGAAAACGTGCTGACATTCGGGGGAAGGGGACCAGACACAGTAGCGCTCCAAGATATCCTGAGGTATGAGGGCCTGTTCCCAGGAAACATCGAGAGCACAGGGTACTACGGGGCCATCACCGCGAAGGCGGTCATGGCGTTCCAGATCAAATACAACGTAGCGCCGGCGGCGGAGATAGAGAGTCTCCAGGGCCGATCCGCCGGGCCAAAGACAATAGCAAAACTTAACGAGCTTTACAATTAAGATGGAATTACAACAACTATGGGCCCAGGTCGGGTCGTACGCGCTGGTCGGCGCGATAGTCAGCTCCATCATCCAATTCACGAAGGGGTGGATCGGGAGCAGAAGCGGGAAGGTGATGTGGTCGTTCCTGATAAGCATCGGGATCGGCATGGGTATCTACTTCGCAAGGCTGCTACCGGGAGAGATGGTGACGGTGGTGGCTGGGATCATCGCGGCCTCCAACACGGTCTACGCGCTTTTTTTCAAAGGAACGGAAAAGTAAATTTACAGAGCTGGCAGACATGCTATAATAAGTGAAGGCAAACCCCGGGGTTTTCATTTTTCGGTACACAATCCGACATGGTGTTCCCCGGGACTAACCCCAGGCCGAAAGGCCGGCGACACTCCCTCCGTGGATTCCCACCCGGAGGGAGTTCGCTTTTTTATGGGGAAAAGGTGGGGAGGGACGGCGGAAAAACGTGGGGAAAAGAACTTTCAGTTGGCGACAAACCAGCCAACTGGTTGGCGACAAACCAACCAACCTTACATATAACGCATAGAGTATAACAAGAATGGTTCATTATTAAGGATCGAAAACGACGGAACGACAAAAAAACAGACGAAAAAGTTGTCAACAGATGGGGACTGGACAAGGTTCTATAAATCATTTATAATTAAGACAGGAGGGTGAGCTGGGGAAAACTCCAAAAGGTCGAGCAAAGATAAAAAATAAAAACCAATGACAGAAAAAGAAGTAGCAACTTTATATTATAAGCAGGAAGAGATAGTGGGGGATGTAAAATCTTCTTTGCAAAAAACCAGAGAAGAACCAGGAATTTCCCTGCAAAGCGTCGGCAATGTAATCAAGCAAGTATTAGACAAATCAGAGGTTCAGATTCTTATTTCTGAACTTGGTAAAGGCCGACCACACCAAAGAGATAAAAACTAAATTAAAACGAATAAAAAAATGCCTACTATAACTAAAAAACAAGGTAAAGAAATTAGAGAAACAGTAAAGGCGTTAAAAACTAAGGAAGAAAAGAAAAGGTTCTTAATGGCACTCCTTGGTTATCAAGTAAAGTAAAAGGTCGATAAAACAAGCAATTAAAAAGCAAGAAAAACATGACAAAAAAAATCAAAGAATTAACAAATCAGGATTTATTAGAAGCAAGAAGAGCCTGGAATAGATTGTATGAAAAACGCGACAAAGACGAAATTGATGAAGAAGAATATATTACTGGGCTTGAAGAAATTCTGAATGTCCTATTAGACGAAAACATTTTGTTAAATAAGTAAGCCGTTGACCTTGCCCATTTCTCAAACGGCAGAAGTGGGCAGAGATGAGTGGCTTACCACTCTTAAAAAGGTCGAAATAAATTATCAACTAAGAAATAAAAAGTTATGGAGCAAAGTTTCTTAGAAGAAGTAAAACAACACAACTACATCTACTACAAGAAGGGAATTTTAGTGGGTTTTTTTATTGGCCCGATAGTAATTTCCTTTGTGGTGGTATCGTGGATTTTTATCGAACTCGTATGGTAGAAGAAAAAGAATAAAAACTAAAAGCAAAAAACACCATGCAAACATCAGAAGATAGAATATATTTAGGCAAAACAAAGAGATTACTTATTGAACAGCCAATAGGTGATAAAATATGGGAGGAGCTTGGAGAGAAATACGAAGTTAAAAGGTTGGTCGGTAATGGCGAAGAAATTATTTTGATAGAAGAAAAACATGAATCTAAATAAAGCACATCTCATCGGGAGGATAACGAGGGATCCCGAGATCAAGGCGCTACCGAGCGGAAAGCAGGTGGCGAAGTTTGGATTAGCGACAAACCACATATACAAAAACAAGGCTGGCGAGAAGGTAGAGACGGCGCAGTTCCACAACTGCGTGGCGTTTGGCCGGATCGCGGAGATTTTGGAGCAATACGTCAAAAAAGGTCAGGAGATATACGTTGAAGGCCGAATCGAATACCGGAGCTGGGACAAGAAGGAAGGAGGCAAGGGGTATGCCACGGAAATTATGGTCGAGAACATTCAGATGGGGGCCAGGGCCAAGGATACCGGAAAAGTCGAGTCGGAGAGGTCAGAGGGACCGGGGGAGGAAACATCGCCGACCGACGCAAAAAAGTCGCTTATCGGCGAGGACGAGATCGACATAGAGGACATCCCGTTCTAAAAACATGCAAGGAGAGCAGCACAAGATGTGGCAGAACCTGATCTACAAAAAATGTCCGGTCTGCGATGGGAGGCTCAAGCCGACCAAGGACAAGACGTTGAGGTTCGCATGCGAGGAGAAGAACTGCAGCTTTGTGATAACAGCCCGGGCCTACGCCGAGATCCTGGCCGACGAGAACCACATCATACGGAGGTACCTGACCACAGAGGAGAGGAAACTTCTCGAGACGGCCCTGGACGAATCACTCAACCCGGAATACGGCGGAAAAAAGTTATCAACAGGCAGGGGTATGGACAAGGTCGTATAAATGATTTATATTTTAATCACATGGGAAAAGAAGAAGCAAAAGACAAAATAAAAAGGAACCTCTGGATGAGGGGATTCAGGGTCAAGGACGTCTCCGGACTGACCGGGTACGATCTACTTATAAACTCAAAATACAAAGTTTTTGTCGGGTATATTTTGCCCGGGGTAAAATTAGAATCAATCGCATTGACCACGGCAGCCAACTGCGACGTGGCAGCGATATTTATTCCAGGAGAAAAACCGATCATAGCCTACTCACGGGAAAAGAAAAGATACTTAGCAGGGCTAAATCAGTTTTTATCATTTACCAGGAAACCGCAGGAGGTTTTCAAATAAAGGCCGAGGAAAAATTATCAACAAAAAAAACACCATGATTAAACTAAAAGCAAAAGGCGGGGAGCTCGTCGAGGTCCAGGAGAAGATCAAAGGGATGAAGGAGATGGTCGAGTCGACTAAAGTGACCACCGACAAAGAGCTGGCAGCCGCCAGCGACATAGTCAAGCAGGTCAAGACGGTGGAGAAGTTCGTCCGGGAGCAGAAGGACAAGTACGTCATCCCAGCCAAGCAGATCATAAAACAGGCCAGCGACAGGTACGATCCTTATATAAAGGAATGCCAGAACGCCGAGGAGAGCCTCAAGGGCAAGGTTAAGGAGTACATGGACGCCGCGGACAAGAGGAGAAAGGCGGACGAGCTGAAGATCGCGAACAGGGTCGAGAAGGGAACCATGAAGCCAGAGACGGCCGTGAAGAAGTTCGAGGCGCTGCCGGAGGAGAAGAAGACCGTCAAGACAGAGAAGTCCGGCATCAAGAGGAGCGTCCGGAAAGTCGCGGTGATCACCCACCCAGAACTCGTGCCGAAAGAGTATTGGGTGATCGACGAGGTGAGAGTGCGCCGGGAGGCCCTCGCAGGCAAGGAGATTCCCGGGGTCGAGATCAAAGAAGAATCGATAATTTCATCAGTCTAAAAACACCATGAGTAAAAAACAAACAAAGAAGACCGCCCCGGCCAAGCCGGTGGCAACCAAGAAAACGGCCAAGCCGAAAGGGCAGGGCCAGGCGGAGACGAAGGCCATCCAGATCATCAAGAAGGTGGTCGAGGACAAGGCGATAATATCGCAAGACGTCGGCAAGATAATGACGCGGCCGCAGATAGAGCTCATAAAGAGGACGATCGCCAAGGGGGCATCGGACGACGAGCTCAGCCTCTTCATAAACGTCTGCAGGGGGAGCCAGCTTAACCCGTTCCTGAGGCAGGTCCACCTCGTCAAAAGGTGGGATAGCAAGGACGGCAAGGAGGTGGCGACGATCCAGGTGGGGATAGACGGCTTCCGGGCCATAGCCGAGAGCTCTGGGGCCTACGCCGGGAACGACGACGCGGTCTTCGAGGAGGACAGCAAGACCGGCATGCCGGTCAAGGCGACGGTGACGGTCTACAAGATAGTCAGCAACAACCGGTACGCCTTCACGGCCACGGCCAGATGGGCCGAGTACTACCCAGGGGAGAAGCAGGGGTTCATGTGGAGGGCCAAGCCACACGTGATGCTCGGGAAGTGCGCGGAGGCGCAGGCGCTGAGGAAGGCGTTCCCGAAACTTTTGTCCGGGATGTACGCACCGGAGGAGATGGATCAGGCAGGAGGAGAAACAAAGGATCAGAAGGCACAGCAAAACGCCTTCGAGGTGCTGAAGAAAAACCTGGACAGGATGGGCGAAAAGCAGCTTAATGAGCTTAAAGCGAAGATGGAGAAGTCGGATAAGTACACGAAGGAGCAGAAGACTTTATTCTTCGCGATGGTCGGCAAGAGAATCGAGGAGATCCAGAAGATAAAACAAAAAGAGAATGCCGGAGAAAAAATCGCAACAATCAACGTCTAATCATAGCCTGACGCCCCGGCCTTATTTATCATGGTCACAGCTCAGCCTTTTCGAATCGTCCCCGGAGAGATACAAGAAGGTCTACATAGACGGGGAGAGGCTCCCGATAAACCGGGGGATGGCCTTCGGGGCTGGGATGGCCTTCGGGCTCGAAGACGACAAGGCGACCGGGGACCCGGTGCTCGACGCGGTGATGACTCAGATACCGAAGTTCGAGGTGATGGAGATGGAGATCCGGGCCGACATGAAGGCAGAGGGGGAGACGATCCCACTCTTGGCCAAGATCGACTCGGCCAAGAAGAACCTCACAGGGTTCAAGGAATTCAAGACCGGCCAAACGAGGTGGACCATGAAGCAGGTGAAAGAGTCTGGGCAGATAGATTTCTACGCCACGGTGATCTTCGTCAAGACGGGCAAAATACCCTGGGACATGGAACTGGTCCATGTGGAGACGAAAGCCGGTCAAGACGGCAAAATCGCGGCCACAGGGGAGATTTTTAGGTACCCGACGATCCGGACAATGAGCCAGGTACTCAATATGATGGTCCGGATCAAAAGGGCCTGGGCCGGCATCAAAGAACTAAGCGAGAGGGAACTTTTATGATCACACAAAAAAAATTACAACAAACACTCAAAAAATATCTAAAAAGGGAAGGGGATATTTTGGGATTGGTATTTTTCGATGGATATTCCCTCGGACTGAAAACAGCAGAGGAAATCATTAAAGGTAAAAAACACCATGAACACACCAAAAAGACGCTGCCCGACTTGCGGGCGCATAATCGATAAAAGAGAGATAGCCCTTTTCAAAGGGTTGGTCGAGGCACTCTGGAAGGTTTACCGGAGGTGCGTTGAGAAAGAGACGCATGAATTTATGATGAAACATATCCGGGACCTGCTTGGCCAGAACGAGTACGCCAGGTTCGGGGACTGGGTTTTCTTCGGGGGTCTGGTCTACAAACACGGCAAGGCGAACTACGGCCTCAACATCGAGAGATGCGAGGCTTTTTTTCGGAACCAACTGGACATCCCGACGAGGGTCTGGAAGGATCCGACTACCGGAAGACTGAAGAATGCCGAGGGGTACAAGACCATGAGCGAGATACCTGGGATCCAGGAATTCCTGGACGAAGACGGCATGTACCAGGCCAAGTACAAGCCCGGCGTGGCAGCTGAAATCAACAGATAACGAATCATAAAAATACCATGGGCAAAAAAGTAAAATACATTCTGCTCGCCGAGGCACGGAAACTCAGGGCCAAGGCGTGGCAGAAAAAGAGGGAAGTGGATCGGCTTGAGAAGGAAGCCGACGAATTAGAAAAAAAAGCCGAAGAAGAATAATTAAAATAAAAAAACATCATGAAATTAACAAATATCAGAGTCGCTGAGACAAAGCAATCGGCGACAAACATCAAGGGAAGGACGGAGGGAAAGGCGTTCGACGAACTCGTCGCGAGCGTCAAAGAAAAAGGAATCCTCGTTCCAATCTTGGTGCGTAAAATTCACAAAGCTGGTAGCGCGCAAGATCATTACGAAGTTATCGCTGGCAACCGGAGACTGGTAGCAGCCAAAGCGACTGGACTCTACACCATCCCAGCGCAGATCGTGGAGATGACCGACACCGAGGCCCACGAAGCACAGATCGTCGAGAACCTCCAAAGAGAAGACATCCACCCGCTGGACGAAGGAAAGGCATACAGGAGACTTATCGAGGAGGCGAAATACGACACGATCAGCATCGCGGCCAAGGTCGGCAAGCCAGAGGCATACATCAAGCAGCGCTTGTTCTTGACGAACCTTATCGCCCCGGCGGCCGACACATACAGGGAGGGCAAGATCCTGGACGGCCACGCGGTTCTAATAGCAAAGCTGGCGACAGGAGACCAGACCAAGGCGTTGAAGATCACGGCCTATAACAGGTTCGACATAAAGGATTTGAAGGAGTGGATCGGGGAGAACATATACTCGCCGCTCGACAACCAACCATGGCTGGGAAACCATGAGGCAATGAAGGCGGTCGGGCCATGCCAGGAATGCGACCCGAGAAGGATGAGCCTGTTCGGGCCGGTCAAGGAAGGAGCCTGCACATCGCTGAAATGCTGGGCCAGAAAAATGCAGAGTTACCTGGCCTGGAGGGTTAAGGAAGGCAAGCTCGCCAAAGTCAGCAGCGAATACGGCCAGGCGCCGAAAGGAGTCTACGGCCGCAGCGATTATGTCCAGGTGGCGAAAAGCGGCAAGGACCGTTGCAAGAGCGTCCACGGGGCGATAGTCATCGAGGGGTCGGAGATTGGCAAGGAGCTCGATATCTGTACCGATCAGAACTGCCAGACCCACCGGGGAATGAAAAGCCAGTACGGCATGACGCCGAAGGAGCAGGAGGCACGCCGGGCGAGAGTCAAAAAGGAGAACCTCGCGGCTAAAAAGGCCAAGGAGGCGAGGCAAAAAAGCTGAAGGATGCATTGGCGAAGATAGATTGGCCGATGAGCGGGAAGCATCTTGACGCACTCCTGACGCTGACACTCGAGCAGGCAGGATCGAACCTCTACCGGTCCGTGTCCAAGAGGCACGAACTTAAGCCCGAGAAGGTGAAGTGCCATTGGGGAGGGACGACCATCGCCTACGACAAGGCAGTCAAGGAATGGGCCAAGGGAATCAGCAAGACCGAGAAAATCAGGCTGGCGTTCGAGCTTCTGATCGACACCGGGTACGAGAGCCTCAGAGAAGGAATAGGAAAATTAAAATAAACAAATACGACGATGAAAACAAATAAAATTGAAGTCAACGAAGTAGAAAAAACGCTGATAACCACCGGGCTCGGAAAGCTGGCCAAAGAGGCCCAATCGCTGTGCGACGACGCGAGCCGGATGGGAGTATTCAAGGCGGCAAAAGAAGCATCCTCATTCAAGGAGACCATAGTCGGCTTGAGTGAGAGGATCATGGGCGTGAAGAAGCTACCACTGAGTAGCAAAAAAAGTGGAAAAAATCTGGACGCTAAATAGGGCTGACGGGGAATTCTCGAAGTTCATCCGGGCCAGGGACGGCCGGTGCATGCACCCGAGGTGCCCGAGGAAGGGAGACACCGACACGAAGTGGATGCAGTGCAGCCACTTCTGGAGGAGGGAGATACTGGCGACCAGGTTCGACCCGGAGAACTGCGACACGGCGCACCCGGGCTGCCACAGGTTCAAGTGGGAGGTCGACAAGCAGGGCGAGTACCGAAACTTCAAGATCGCCCAGCTCGGCCTCCGAAAGTTCAACCAGATGCAAAAGAGGGCCATGGATTGCCAGGACGGCCGGGTGAGGATGACGCGCCGGGAGGCGATAATAAAGCTGATGAAGTTTTTGAAAAAATGGAAAACATAATCGAAAAAATCGCTGGAGAAAAAGCGAAGACCCTGGCTGAGTCGATCAACGATTACGCGGGGGAGGTTTTCAAGACGCCAAGGTGGATAACGAGAAGCAGGTGGCTGACCGGATCTATGCGAAGATAAGGAGGTTCGAGATCAAGGAGTACAAATTCAGCGACACGAAAAAGAGGATCTACGACTTCCTGGTGGCCGGGAGGAAGGTCGGGGAGCTGAGGATGTGCCCGCTATGCCTGAGGGCGATGAAGTTCGACGACTCGCCGACGCAGGGCTGGGTCTGCGAGGATTGCGGTTATAGGTGCGACGTCGACGAGGAGGAGTATCTTTTTATAAAGGCAAAAAAATAACACCACGATGATCAAGCCAAAATTCTACGGCATAATAAAAAACGGCCAGGTGATGCAGTGCGACCCGGAACTATTTGCACGCTACCTCCAGAAGTTCGAGGACGGGGACCAGATAGAAATGACGGTCGAGAAGCGCTTCAAAAAGAGGACGTCCGGCAAGCCCGGGGAGGAGACGAACTTCAACGGGTACTACTGGGCCGTGGTGATCAGGATAATATCCGACGCCATGGGAGAGATCGATGACAACGAGACGCACATGCTCCTCCAGACGCTTTTCAACAAGAAGGGGGTGACGGTAGTCGACCCGGACACCAAGCAACGGAGGAACTACGAGATCCCGCGGGGGACGAAGCACCTCAGCGGGGCAGAGTTCGCCGAGTACTGCTCAAAGATTAGGATGTGGGCCGCGATGCCAGGCAATATGTGCGAGCGCGGTGTCTACATCCCGGAACCGCACGAGGCGGAATACGAATAAAAAAATGATTTCATATTATCACAATCCGAAAACGGAAGACCTGATCGTCTGGGACCCAGAGGAAAAGGAGCTTTTCATAATCGAGAAGATAAAAAATATCAAGGTCTTTACCAGGGGGGAGGTGGCGATGGGCGACGACGGAGAAAGAGACGAACGTAAGCCAAAGAGAAAAACAGCCATTGAAACAATAAAGAAAACCGCGCTTTCTCTTAACAGAACGAAAAGCGGAAGGACCAGGATCACTCCGGAAGTCATCGAAAAGATGAAAAGGCTTCGGTCCGAGATGAAAAGTGGCAGGGAGATAGCTGAGGAGGTAGGGATTTCAATAGCGGCAGTTTGGAAATACCTTAAAAAATAGGGTGGGGAAAAACTGGGGACGAAAAACTGGATGGGAAACGAGGGGCAAGGTAAAATAAAGATAAACACCATGAATAATTCAATCAAGGAATTACTAAAGCGGCCGATCGCCTACCAGCCGGCGATAGCCAAGGCGTTCGGATCGGTCAAGCTGGCCGTGCTCTGGTGCCAGCTTTATTACTGGTCGGACAAGACGACCAACCCGGAGGGGTGGGTCTACAAGACCAGGGAGGATATTTTCGATGAGACCGGGATCTCCAGGAACGAGCAGGATACGGCCCGGAGGATCGGAGCCGAGCTGGGCGTCCTCGAGAGCAAGAGGATGGGCCAGCCGTGCACCGTCCACTTCAGGATCAGTATCGATAGAGCCACGGAGATAATAGAAAAATGGATTAAGGAAAATCCCGGGGAGAAAAAGAAAGGTTTCAAAATAAATCAGGACAATGTAGGAAAGGTACTCGGAAAGACGACTGACGGACTGAAAGCAGTGGGCATTTTCAATTTTTGGAATTCAACAGAAATAATAGTACACCAGAAGATGACCGACAAAATCCAGACGAAGATCAGGGCGACGCTCCGGGAATATAGCGAGGAGGACATAATCAAAGCGATAAAAAAGTACGCCGAGGTGATCCATGGAAAAGGGTTTTTCTGGACCTACAAGTGGACGCTCCCAGATTTTCTACAGCGTGGGCTTCTGAGGTTCCGGGACACGCCGATCGAGGAATTTAAGATCAAGGAATACCCGAAGGCAAAAAAGACAAAATACTTTTATCACGATCAGGAGGTAATCGAGAGCCGGGGCAAGAAGTGGGTGATCCCGAAGGACGGGGGCCGATGGCTCGAGTTCGTCGGGGATCCGAAGGAGATCGAGAAGAAGGAAATTTAATATCATGGGCCAAAAACAATCAAAAAAAATCAGGCAACTTTTCAGGAGGGACTACGCCAAAACGGCGGAGGAACTGGCCAAGAGCCAAGTCAACATGATAAAGCCGAAGCCGAAATGGTTCCCGATGTGGCTATGGTTGAAGCTACTCGGGATTTTTGTTAGAATTAAAGTAAACAGATGAAATTCAGCATAGCCGTGATGGCCCACCCGAGCAGGGAAAAGTACTTCGAGTACATCAGGGAGAAACTCGGAGACGTCCCTTTTTCGATAGACCGGGGGCTGGGGATATGGGACACCTGCAAAAGAGCATGGCTGGCATACGACCCAGAGGCGGAGTACCACATCGTGATGCAGGACGATCTGATTATCGGGAGGGACTTCTTAAGAAAGGCAGAGGAGGTGGTAAAGGAGGACGTGGTCTACAATTTCTTTATGGGTTGCAGGCGGAGATTTGCCGAGGAGGTAGAGCAGGCGAGAAAAAGCGGTGCCAAATTCCTCATAAAAAACAATATCCACCACGAGGCCTGCATGGGGATAAAGACAAAGAGGATCAAGGAAATGATAGAATTCTGCGACGCTCGGAAACCCAAGAATGACAAAGTGATAAACGTCTACGTCAGGGAAAAAAAATTAAAGGTTTATTTTACAATGCCGAGTTTAGTAAATCATAGGAACGAACCGAGTCTCCACAACCTTAACCGGGGAAGCTACCCGAGGGGGGCGAGGTGGTTCATAGGAGAATGATGATACCAAAAATTATACATCAAATCTGGATAGGGAATAAGCCGATGCCGACGAAATGGATGGACAGCTGGGTTAAAAAAAACCCTAATTTTAAGCACGTTATCTGGGACGAGAATAAGATAAAAAAGATGGGGCTCAAGAATAAGAAACTCTACGACAGGTACATCACGGACGGTTGCCCGTGGGGGGCGAGTGACGTGGTGAGAGCCGAGATACTTTACAAGTTTGGAGGGGTCTACTTAGACGCCGATACGGAATGTCTGGAGAGCCTCGAGGACGCGCCGTTCATGGAGAGGGATTTTTTCGCAGTGTATTCTCCGAACCTGCCGGACAGGGTCGCGAATGGGATAATGGGGATTACACCGAAGCATCCGATGATGGCAGAGTACATCAGAAGGATCGGAAGGAGCCAGAAAATATACTCCCCGGCCTCAACGATCGGCGGGACGTTGTTGACCCAGATAGTCAAAGAGCAGGGAAGGGAGAAGGACATATTGCCGGCCTATACCTTTCTGAGGTTTAAGGTCAATGGGGCGAAGATAGAGGCCAGGGGGAAGGTTTACGCCAACCACTACCACGCCTCAACGAAAGTATCGAAGCACAGGTACGAAGAAGGCGTCCAGGCATTCCAGAGAAAATTAATACCGATTGACAAAATAGACCTCTGGAGTTGTAATCACAAAAAAACCGAGACCGGATTCGTGGTAAACGCGAGCAGGGATGGGCAGAATACGCAGAAGCACATAGATGACATAAAGTATATCAAGGGAATCATCCTGAGTGGAGAGAAAATACTGCCAGCACTCGTCTTCGACAATAAAGATGGGACGTACAGAGAGCTGGATGGATTCAAGAGGACAATAGCGTACATGGAGCTGGGCAGAAAAGAAATCGAGGCGTTTGTGTGCGACAAACATGGGGAGAGCATGAACCTCTACGGGAAAAAGATGGTCTGCAGGGGAGGCGGACAAACATATTTAATTTTCGATAAATTAATAGAAAAGGATTACCAAAAGAAACCATGAAGCCAATAAGGTACCAAGACATCTGGGTCAGGGGGAGGAGGATCAGGAGAGGAATAAGGGACTGCGAAAAAAGATACTGGGCTATCAAGAGAGTGGCCGAGAAGATACGGCCGAAAAACATTTTGGACATCGGGGCAGACAAGGGTTATTTCTCCTTCCGGCTGAGCGAGGATTTCGGAGCGAAATGCACTATGGTCGAGCAGCGCAGAGACATAAAAGGGATCGTCATCGCGAACCATAATCCCAAGATCAAGTTGATAAATAAGACATTTTCGCTGGAGGGCGCCCGCGGCCTGGGAAGGTACGACCTGATCCTATGCATGAGCATCCTCCACCATTTCGACAACTGGAGGGAGATATTCCGCGCCCTGCTTGAAAAGACAGGCAACATCATAGTGGAAACACCGAACGCCGACGAGGACAAGAGGACGAAAAATTATTCGATCACTCCCGATATTATAGGAGAGATCAAGAAACATGAGAATGAAATTATTTGCAGAACGCCAAGCGGGAGCGGAAAACTCAGATCAACGTTTTGGATTAAGAATATAAAGCCAACCTACATAAACGAAGCCTTCCGGCACATCCACGAGTACGATCCCAAAAGGATCCTCCACGTGGGAGGGTACGTCGGAGAGGAGGGGGAGATCTACAAGTCGATAGGCGCCGAATTCACATTCGTCGAGCCGGTCCCGGAATACGCCGAGAAGATAAGGGAGAAGGGATACAGCGTCATCGAGACCGCGATCGGCGAAAGAGGAGAGAGGGACTTCAACGTGCGAGGCATCTTCTCATCGCTTCTCGAGAGAAAGGAGGAACTCCTGCCCGGCCAGGAGAAGTGGCTTAAAGAGCATAATGAGAAGAAGGGCCAGATTAGGGTGAAGGTGATCCCGCTTTTGGACATCCAGGAGGGATATGATACGTTGGTCGTAGACACGGAGGGGACGGTGCTGGACGTCCTGAAATCAGGAAACCTTAATTTCAAGACGATCATAGTGGAGATCAGGAGCACTCCGGCATACGACGAAGAACCTCCGAACGAGGAAATAAACAAGTACCTGGCCGAGAACGGATATGTCGAAGACAAAAAATACGGCAACAACATAATTTTCATAAAGAAAAAATGGAGCAATTAGATCTCATTTACATACTGAAATCTGGAAGCCTCTGGAGGAACAACGAGCTGAGGTACTCCCTCAGGAGCGTCCAGAAGTACCTGCTGGAATACGGCAAGATTTTCATAATAGGCGTCTGCCCTCGGTGGGTGGACACGTCCAATATCACGTTCATCCCAGCGGAGGACCCGTACTCGAGTAAGCTCAGGAACGCCGTGCACAAAATAAGGATAGCCTGCCTCAGCCCGAAGGTCAGTGAAGACTTCGTCCTGATGAACGACGACTTCTTCTTCCTCAAGAAGGCGCTGGAGATCCCGAACTACAACAGGGGGACGATGTCCCAGCACAAGAAAAAACACAGCAGCAAGAAGGGGTACTACTATGGGGCGATCTGCGACACATACAAAATGCTCAAGGACATGGGGGTGAAGACCCCGGTTGACTTCGAGGTCCACTATCCGATGGTCATAAACAAGAAGAAGTTCCTGAAGATAACAGACAACATAGAGACCAAGGATGGGTACCTTTTCAGGAGCGTGTACGGAAACCTGGCTGGGATAAAAAGCATGTACCGATTGGACCCGAAGGTCTACAGCGCAGACGAGATATGCAGGATGAATCAACTGGACTTTCTATCGACGGACAACAGGACCGTCCTGGACAAGAAGTTCCAGAGGTGGATCAAGAGGAGGTTGCCGACGGAGAGCAGGTACGAGAAGACGATCAAGGGCGCCTACTACGCCACAGTGCAGATGACGTACGACAAGAAAACATACAACCCCGGGGACATAATCAGGGAGGACCTCCCGGAGAGAATAGTGAGGGCCCACAACCTGAAAAAGGTCGGAGAAAGATAAATATCAAAATCATCAAAACACCATGAAAAAAACAATTTTAATCATCCTGATAGCGATGGTCATGCCAGTAATCGCGGCAGCCAAGATCGGAGACTACGCTGGTGTCGACTGCGGGACCGGAATGGAGTACTGCAGCACGCGGTACCTCAGCGACAAGGACGAGACCTTCAAGAGGATCCACAATCTCGAGTACGAAGTGAAGATCCTGAGGCAGCAACTCGCCCAGGCGACGTGCTCATGTGCGGTGGCAGAGGCCCGGCCAGACCTGGAGCAGAGGGTTTCAGCCCTCGAGCAGGCGGTCTCGACTCTTGAGCAGTTGGTCTTAAAGGTACAGAAGGCCGTTCTGCAAACGATGCAAATCGTAATCGGGATTTTTCAAAATATAATAAAATAGGATGGAAAAAATAACCTGGAAGACGGAAAAGAGGAGAGTCGCCGATTTGATTCCGGCCGACTACAACCCGAGGAAAATCACTGATAAGGAGAGGGAAGACCTCGCCGAGTCGATCGTTGAGTTCAACGAGGTCGAGCCAGTGGTGATAAATACCAACAACCACCTCATCGGTGGCCACCAGAGGCTCAAGATTTATGCAGACCTCGGCAGGGAGGAGATAGACGTCCGGGTGCCATCGAGGGAGCTCACGCTGGAGGAGGAAAAGAGGCTTAACCTCAGACTCAACAAGAACACCGGAGGGTGGGACTGGGACAAGCTCAGTAATTTTGACGAAGAACTTCTTCGGGGGATAGGATTTGAAAATGAGGCACTGGACTCGATATTCGAGCCAGACAATTTGGAAGACAGCTTTGATACGGAAGGATTCTATGAGAAGATAAAGGAATCAAAGATAAAAAGAGGAGAAGTCTATCAGCTCGGAAAGCATCGGCTTTTATGCGGAGACAGCACAAACCAAAAGGACGTCGAGAAACTAATGGATGGAATCAAGGCCGACATGGTCTTCACAGATCCTCCCTACAACGTCGACTACCAGGGGATGAAGTTTGAAAAAATCGAAGGAGACAACCAACCGGAGAATCAATTCATCAAATTCTCGGAAGACTTTATAGCCAGGCTGGCTGAATCGGTAAAAAAAGGAGGAGCGTTTTACATCTGCTCGGGCTACAGTTCATTCCCGGCATTTCTATGGGCCCTCCGGAAAAACAGATTTGAATTTTCGACACCAATCATCTGGGTAAAAAACAACACATCCTTGGGATGGGGAGACTACCGACACAAGCATGAGATGGTAATCAAGACGAGGAACCCGGGAGGACTACAAATAAAGGGAAGATCGAAGACAAAAAAAGCTCAGCCGATTTTATACGGATGGATGGAAGGGAAACACTTCTTCCCAGAGACAAGATTCGAAGCAGACGTCTGGGAGATAAGCCGTCGGGCATCAAGTACGATGGTTCATCCAAACCAAAAACCATTAGAGCTCATCGGCCGGGCAATAAGGAACAGCTCGCAAAGAGGAGAACTCGTCCTGGATTTATTCGGCGGATCAGGATCAACAATAATTTCGGCAGAAAAAGAAGGAAGGAGATGCTACGTCATGGAGATAGACCCGAAATACTGCGAGGTAATCATCAAGCGCTGGGAAGCCTACACAAAAGAGAAAGCTCAGAAAATAAACTAAAAAAGCGGGAAAAAGGGCTTAAAAAGAGGCTACATTAGGCCTCCCAGAAAGAAAACGTCTTAGGATAGCAGAGAGAGAGCGTGAGGGGCATTGTAGATAGGCACAGATTGAGCCCAGGCGAGGCTTTCGGTAGCCAAGACGTACCAATATACAACTAATCAAAATGGCAGAGAAAACAACAAAAATCAACAAAATCGTCCAGTATTTAATTATTGGAGAAGCCGAGAAGGTAAAGAAGGAAAGGGAAGAACAGGAACGCACCCGGATAAAAAAGAAACTCTTCCTCGATTATTTCAAAAGATTGCTCGGGGTAATTTCGGCAGCATGCAAAGGAGCCGAAATCGACAGAGGAACGTACTACAATTGGAAGAAGGATGACCCGGAATTCGCCCGGGCAGTGTCCGAAATCCAGACGGAAGAATGCGAGGAGGTGGAGGGCAGGTTGAAGAAGGGAATACTCAAGGACAGCATGCGGGCGATAACTTTCTTTCTCGAAAAGAGACACCCGTTCTACAAGCCGACAATGAAGATCAAGGAAGTGGTCGGGAATAAAACTCTCGAGGATCTCATCTGGGAGGACGAGGAAAGACTAAACCAAGGAAATGAAGACACAAAGAAAACAGAGGACAAACCGGGAGCTGATAGAAAGGCTCCTGTGGATCCGGGACAAGCACGGGGAGACGGTTCCGTTCAAGTCAAACCCGGTCCAAAAAATATACTGGGCAAGGAAGACCCGAAGAAACCTGTGGCTAAAGCCAAGGCAGAAGGGGCTGAGTAAGATCATAGACGCGGACCAACTCATCGACTGCATACGGCGGCCAACAAACGCGGTGGTGATCTCACATGAAAGGGAGGCAACGACCCGGCTATTCTCCGCGGTTCGTTTTTTCATAGACCACCTGGAGGTGAAGCCGCAGATATCGATAGACTCAAAGAGCGAGATAAGATTCCCGAAGGCGGGAAGTTTCTACTGGATAGGCACCGCCGGGCAGAAGGCATTCGGCAGAGGAGACACAATAGGGAGAGCGCATCTCTCCGAGGCAGCATTCTACGAAAACTTGGAGAGGATCCTGGCCGGGATATCAGAGGCGGCCGAATACGGGACGATCGATATCGAGACGACCGCGAATGGCCGGGGGGAATTCTACGAGATATGGCAGAAGGCGAAGAAAGGGACGAGCTCATTCACGCCGATCTTCATCCCCTGGTTCATCGACGACGAGTACAGCGTGGAGAGGATGAACGAGGAGGAGAAGCGAGGGCTCTCGGCATCGACGCAGGAAATGTTCGCGATGCCGGACGACGAATTCATCGCATCATTTACGGCCGAGGAGAAGTTCCTGGTGACGCGAGTGGCCCGGGAATGGAAGATAATCCTGACAGCTGGACAGCTGAAGTGGAGGAGATACAAGATCTGGGACAAGGGCGCGCTCTTTTGGCAGGAGTACCCGGAGGACGATGTGTCGTGCTTCCTGCAGACCGGCCGATCCGTGTTCGGCAAGATAACGACGAGGAAGGAGATGAGGATCCCGCTGGATAATATCCAGGCGTGGCAGAGGACCGACAAAGAAAAGGAGATCCTAAAGAAGAAGCTCATGTACGCCGGACTCGATGGTGCCGAGGGGACACCGACCGGAGACGCGCACAACTTCTCGGTGATCGACCTTGATGCGGAGACCCAGAAGGCAGCGGTAGTTTTCGAAATAACATCTAATGAGCCGTACGAAATATTCGATCAGAAGGTAGCGTTCGTCTGCAAGGCATTCAACATTTTTCTGGGGGTGGAAAAGAACGGGGTTGGACTGGCGCACGTTCAGAAGCTGAAGCAGCTCGGCGTGAGGATGATCACCTGGGATACGACCGCGGCGGTGAGGCCGATGATGATCGCGGAGCTTGAGGAGGCGTACCGGAAGGAGGAACTGATAGAGACGTACCTGGAGGGAGAGGACGAGGCGCGCGACATGGTCTACACTGATAACAACAGGCCAGAGGCCAGGAAGGGCAGGCACGACGACAGGATATTCGGTCGGGCCATCGCCTGGCAGATGAGAAAGAAGCCACGGGCCGGGATCACGATCGTGTAGCCTGTGGAAAACAGGGGGGAGAATCTACCTTGACAAGATTTTTTATGCTACAATAAAACAATGCAAATCCGAGGCAACATAAACAAGATGATCTCGTTTCTCAGAAAGAAGGACACCGTGGCCGAGGGGGGCTTCGAAATTTTGTCGAGGCTCATTGCACCGGAGCTGACAACCAAGACAATGATGGAGCAGTACAGAAAGTCTCTGTACGTTTTCGCGTGCATCTCCAAGATCGCAAATAAGGTGGCTTCCGTAGACTTCGAGCTTTTCAGAATCCTGAACTCGAAGGGAGAGATGAAGCAGATTTTTTCGCACCCAGCCCTGGACCTGCTCAACCGATTCAATCCATTCCAAACGAAGACGGAATTCCTCGAGACGACGATGATAAACCTGAAGACCGCCGGCGACGCGTTCTGGTTCGAAATAAAAAACAAATCGGGCAGACTGGTGGAGCTCTGGAACCTGCGGCCGGACATGATGACGATAGTTACCGACCCGGTGAGATTTATCAAGAGGTACGAGTTTCAAAAAAGCGACGGGAGCAAGGTGACATTCGAGCCGGAGGACATAGTGCATTTCAAATATGCGGATCCGCTCTCGTCATACTTGGGAATGTCTCCGCTGAGGCCGGCGAGCAAGAGGGTGCAGACAGAGGAATACGCGACTGATTACCAGAGGGACTTCTTTCTAAACTCGGCCAGGCCGGACGCGGTGATAAAAAACAAGGACACGACCCTGACCCCGGAGCAGAAGATGGAGATCAAAGAATTCTGGGAGAAGCGACACAGGGGGATCAAGAACAGCTCGAAGGTCGCGATCCTCGAGGGGGGGCTCGAGTACCAGCAAATCTCACTAAACCAGAAGGAGATGGACTACATCGAATCGATGAAGTTCACCAGGGACGACATCCTCGTGGCGTTCGGAGTACCGAAGCCGGTCGTGGCAGTGACCGACGACGTCAACAGGGCCAATGCGGAGACGGCAATGTTTATCTTCCTTTCCGAGACCATCAAGCCGGAGCTGGTCCGGATAACGGAGAAGATAAATGAAGAACTGATCGCCCCAGCCTATGGCGATGAGTTTTTCATAAAGTTTGTCGACCCGACACCGGAAAACAGGGAGCTGATAATCAAGGAGTACGAGGCCGGGCTGAAAAACAACTACCTGCTGATCAATGAGGTCAGGCAATCAGAGGGCCTTCCTCCGGTCAAGGGAGGGTGGAGTTTCTACCGGCCACTGACGGATATCCCGATCGGCGGGCTACCACAGACGGAAAAGAACATGCAGAACGCGAAAGAAAAATCCGAAGTTTACCTCACGCCGGAGAAGGAGAAGATCCCAGTGTTTGACTTCAAGGGGAAGTACTGGCTCAAGCAGAGGTTCGAGATAATCGAGGCCCTGGCGGCAGCGGTAGTCAAAAAAATAGAGAGCAAGGACAAAGGCAAAGGCAAAAAAGAGAAGGACAAGAAGCTCGTCTCCCTACTCAAAGACCCAGAGATCAAGAAGGCGTATGCCGGCATGATCAACAAAAAGATAGACGCGAGGTCCTCAAGAATCAAGGAGGGGGTGGACGAGTTCGCGGCCAGCCAAGGGAGCAGAGTGATCAGCGCCCTCGAGAAGAACGCTAAGGAAAAGGACGTCAAGACCAAGGCGGTGAGCATTGAGATAGAGACGATATTCAACGAGAAGGCGGAAGGGATCCTCGCGGTGGAATTTGTCACGCCATACCTTGACCAGTTCATCAAGGACTCCGGGGCCGAGGCGCTCGAGATGATCGCACCGCAAGAGACTTTTAATACTACACAAAAGATACAAACCTTAATAAAACAGAGAGCCGAGCTGTTCGCCAAGTCGGTGAATAGTACGACGGTCGAAAAGCTCAGCTCGACATTAGCCGACGGCATGCAGGCCGGCGAGGGCATAGGGGAGCTGACGGCGCGAGTCGAAAGCGTCTACCAGGACTTCCCACTATACAGGAGCGAGCTCATCGCCAGGACCGAGGCCACCGCGGCAAACAACATGGGCATGCTTGAGGGTTTCGAGCAGTCCGATGTCGCCACCGGCAAAGAGTGGATCAACGCCGGGGACGGCAGAGTCAGGCCGGAGCACCAGGACGGCGTAGGCGTCGGGGGTGAGATAGTGGGCCTCAGGGAGAACTTCTCCAACGGCCTGCAGTATCCCATGGAGCCGAACTGTCGCTGCGTGACGGGCCCGGCATTCCTGGAATAGTATTTACAAAATAAAAATGCTATAATAAAACAATGAAATTAAAATTCAAATCGTGTAAGATCGTCGAACCGAAGACCACTGACGATGGGATAATAGAAGCTTTCGTCTCAGTGTTCGGGAACGTCGATGCTTACGGAGAAATCATAGACTACGGGGCATTCAAGGACAGCTTGGCCGAAAAGCTCCCGAAGGGGGTATGGTCTCATGACTGGCGAGAGCCGATAGCGGCCACGCTCGAAGCAAAGGAAGTGCCGGCTGGAGACCCTATGCTGCCGGAAAGCATCAAGAATTTCGGCGGTCTTTATATAAAGGGAAAGTTGGTCCTTGCGGTCCAAAAGGCGGCCGAAGCGCTTGAGCTTATCAAAGAGAAGGTAATAGACGAATTCAGTATAGGATACATGGATGAGGAAACATACGACGCCGAAGACGGAAGGCATCTCAAAAAGCTGAGGCTGTTCGAATGGTCGCCGGTTCTGGTAGGGGCCAACCCGATGACGGAGGTAGTGTCGGTAAAAAGCGTAGTCCCATACGCGGACCATGGCATAGCCGAGGAGGAAGCGGACTGGGACGGCCCGGCGCAGATAAAGCAATGCGGAGACGACTTCGGAAAGTTGAAGAAGATATGCGCATGGTTTGATTCCGAAAACGCTGACACCAAAGCCGGATACAAGCTGCCCCACCACAGGGCGGCCGACTTGAAGGCGGTCTGGAAGGGTACGGCGGCAGCCATGGGGGCTCTGCTCGGAGGCAGGGGAGGCGTGGACATCCCAGCCGGAGACAAGCAGGGCGTCTACAACCACCTGGCGAAGCATTACAAGCAGTTTGACAAGGAGGTCCCGGAGATGAAAGAGTACAATGACGAGGCAATCGCCGCGATAGAGAAGGGAGAGAAGCCGGAGCCCGAGACGCCAGGCGACGAGAAGAAGGCGGCCACGCAGGCCGTGGAGATCATCTCCAAATCAAATTTTGAAACCATAACCGAGGCTATCAGGACCCTGACTGGGGCGCTGAAGGCTTCGCGTGAAGCCGATAACCAAGCTGGAGGGACAGGTCGAACACCCCTCGTCAACGAGGGCGGCGACAAAAAAATACCGGTCAAACTGATCAATCAAGCGATCAGAGAATTATTAAAAGCCAAAAAATCGCAGTAAAACAATGGATGAATTGAAAAAGATATTAGCCAAGTTGGAGAAAGCAGAGGCCATCAACGACGAGGAAAAGGCGTACTTGAAGGAGCACGTCGCCGAAGTCCCAGAGGAGAGCAAGGCCAAAGTGGCCGAAGTTCTCGCCGAAAAGGACGAAAAGGCCGAAGCGATCGACGTTGAAGCGGTCAAGGAACTTGTGAGCAATACCATTCAGGACGTAATGGGAGGCAAGGCGAACGAAATCTCGGAGAAGATCGTCAAAAACTTCATGGAAGGTGTAGCCGACCAGAGGAAAAAGGCGATCGACGGAAACCCGGTCGAAAAGGACCCGGAGAAGGACGAGTCAACTCGCGCCTTCATGAAGGCCCTGCTCGCCGGAGACATAGCCAAGTGCAAGGCTATGACAACGTCGGCAACCGGAGATTCTCCGGACGACGCCAACACCGGCCTGCTCATCCCGGATGAACTGAAGGACGAAGTCCTTAGGATCGCCGAGACCCAGTACGGACTTGCCAGGAGGGAAATGCTTTATCTGCCATTCAGCGGACCAGGCAACACGAGGAAAATCCCAGCTTTGGGAACATCCGTAAGCGTGTACTGGACCGACGAACAGGGCAAGAAAAAGAGCACCCAGCCCAAGTTCGCCCTGGTGACCCAGACCCTGAAGAAGCTCGCGGCCATGGTGCCGTTCACCGAGGAAATTTTGGAGGACTCACTCATCAACCTGACCCAGCTGATCGCGGCTTTGTTCGCGGAGGCGGTGGCCAAGGAGGAAGATCTCCAGTTTTTCGCAGGAGACGGAACACCGTGGACGGGAATCCTGAATAACGGATTCGTGAATCCCGTGTACCAGGAGACAGCCGGCGTCACCAACCTGACGGCCGACGACTTGCTGAGTATGATCGACGCCACGCCTTCCGGAGCCTTGGCCGGCGCGAAGTTCTACATGAACCGCACCGTGCTCTCGGTAATCAGGAAGCTGAAGGGCGAAGATGGGCAGTACATATACCAGAACCCGGGGCAGGGACTTCCCGCCACGATCTGGAACTATCCATACGAGCTTTCAGACGCATTCCCGCTCGCTGCCGAAGTAGAGGAGGGATCTCCCTACATCGCGTTTGGAAACCTGAAGATGTCCTGCATCTTCGGCGACAAACAACAGCTGAGGGTGAAGCTCCTGACGGAGGCGACGATAACCGACACCGATGGAGAGACGACCATCAATCTTGCCGAGCAAGACATGGTAGCCCTCAGAATCATCGAGAGAGTCGGGTACGTCATCGGACTCCCGAAGGCGATCACCGTCCTCGACACAGCGGAATCGGAATCTCCAACGTCCTAAATAAGGACCTGACAGGGGGGCCTGAAATGATAGGGCCCTCCCAGTCAGAGCCTTAAACGAAATGCAATATCCAGTAAAAGACAAAATGATAAGAAAACCTCCGCGGACAAAGTCGACCCGCAGGAGGAAACGTAAAAAAATAATTAAAGCTATATAATCATGGCTGCTACAGTCCAAATCAACGAATACAACACAGTCGGTGAAACCGAGACAGCGAATATTACCAATTGTAATATGGGTAATACTGATGCTGCTAATTTAGACCCAGTAGCTTTCCCTGTCGTTCCGGGTGATTACACCTACGAGAAATGGCAGAAAATTGATGTGACAGCGATGGGTGGTTCTTCAAAGATTGATAACCTCAAAATCTGGAGAACCGGTGCATTGGGTGGCTCTGCTGCTCATTTAACCAATGCCAGAGAAGCCACTTACGGAGGTGCGGAAACATTTGCCACTCCTTTAGTGACAGTATCTACTCTTGCCACACAAGTAATGCCCACAAGCGAACCAACAGACGCTAACTTGGGAATTGGTGGTAGTTTAACTGGAGAATTGACTGCTGCTGGATCCTCCGATTACTTAATCCATCAGATAGGAACTGATGCTGGTGATGTTGCTGGTTCAACCTCCACGATGAACTATCAATATGACGAGACTGCCTAAGATGGCTGGAAAAGTAACTTGCAGTCCGTGCCAAAAAGTGTTCGCAACGAGAGAAGCTTATCTGAAACACAAATGTGCCAAGACCGGCTTCACTCCTACGCAGGCTGAACACTTTGATGCACTTTCGGGTGGTAGGTTTTCTTTGCAAAGTAAAGCTGCTCTTGCTCGTGGAGAAGCAAGAAAGCTAAAAGAGCAGAAGAAATAACTTTCTGCCAAAACTTAATAAGGTAATAAAATACCTCTATGAGCAATACAATGCTAAAAGATAATCTTGCTCTTAGAGGGCAAGGTTATTTTTATGATATACACATTTATTAAAAACGGAGAACCAGAGGAAGTAAAACCAGAAAGGTGGGTCTGGGGAGTTGTTTATAAAGACGATTCGGAACTCCACCAATTCGGGAACGACAAGATATTCCACCAGATCAAAGAGATCAAGTGGGAGGAAGTCAAGATGTTCACGATGTATAAATACGACGATATGGAAAGGAGGATTGACTTGCTGGTAATGCCAGAGATGCAGCTGTTCCACTTTTACAGGAATATTAGACCTGCCGGGATAGACCACTTCATTAGAGTTTATGTTTTCGGATATAAGGTGAGAGGAACTTCGGAGACTGTATATAATTTTATACTTCCGAATGATAATCTAATTCAAAGCAAC